GTTGATTACACCGCAGAGGGAGCAGTAAAAAACCAAATTGATTTCGATTTAGTTGTAGCGAATGAGTCGGTTCAAAAAATCACGGCTTTTATCAAAGTGTCGACGGAAATGTTGAACGATATTGATTACATTGAGTCAATGATTAGAGCGGAACTTTTAAAAGAGTTGTTGAAAAAAGTAGAGTTGGAAGTTTATAGCGGAGCCGGTGGTGGTTCAGCGTTAAACGGAATCTTTACTCAAGCGTCGGCATTTGTTGCGGCTCCATTTGCGGGAACAATTGACAACGCAAACTTGGTTGACGTTTTAACAGTTGCGGCGAATCAAATCGCATTGGCAGAGCATGACGCACCAACAGCGGTTCTTTTAAATCCTTCGGACGTTGCGGCCCTTAAAATGGTTAAGGTTTCGTCAACGGACAAAAGATACGTTGAAAGATTGGCAATGGTTGGTGGAATGTTATCGTTTGACGGTATTCCAATTATCCCGACTACTTTGGTAACTCAAGACACTTATCTAATTGGTGATTTCTCTAAATCTATGTTATTAGATCGTGAGGACGTTACAATCGAAATCGGATTGGACGGAAACGATTGGACTAAAAACATGAGAACGATTTTGGCTGAATACAGAGGTGTTAACGTTATCAAAAACAACGACACAACAGCGTTTGTAAAAGGTACAATTTCGACGGATGCGGCATTATTAGAAACGCCATAATCTAAAACAAAATTAAAGGGTCCGGAATTGTTCCGGCCCTTTGTTTAACCTAAAACAGAAAAAAAATGGTAAAAGTCGAAGCAATAGCGCACAAAAAAAGCAAGTTGGAACCGGGCAAAGTTTACGAAGTAACGGAACAAGCCGCGAAAATCTTAATTGAGAAAAAATTCGCAAAGGACCCGAACCAAAAGACAGTAAAAAAACCGCGCAAAACTTCCGGAAAATCTTGATTTCTGATTCATAATTCCAACGGCTCGCACTTAATCGGTGCGGGCTTTTGGTGGTAAATGGCGGAACTAATTACAATAACAGATTTCAACGGGGACGAATTTTTACAACAAGATTTGAATACCTCGGATTGGTTAGACGAAATTCGCACCGAATACGCACGGCCTTTTGTTCGTCAATTACTCGGGGCGCAATTAGGTAACTTATTTTTGACAAACTGGGACGCGGTAGGAGGCGACCCCGCATTGTTGGACGCACGATTCCAAACCATTTGGAACGCATTCCAAGTTGATGACGGGTGCGACCTTATCGAATCGAAGGGAATGAAATTCGCGATAAAATCCGTTTTGTGGTTTTATTACGCGAGGCAAAACAATTCGATCGCGACAACCGGCGGGAATCGTTCGCAGTTGTCCGAGAATAGCACACCAACAAACGACGGTGTTTGGATGGCGAAAAATTACAATTCTGCAATCGAAACGGGACGGGCGATTCAATGGTATATTTGCGAAAACTCGACAGACTATCCAGAATTTAACGGGCAAAGGTTACATTATTATAACGGGATCGGATGAATTACGCCGCAAACATAGTTTCAATAATTGAGTCGGTTGTCAATCAAATGACGCCGACTTTGACAATTTCGGGAGTTACAACAAACAGCGCGACAAGTTGGACCGTTGAGGTTTGCAAAACGTATTGGGTCCACTTGGGCCAACGTTTGACAATCGACGGGAACAACTACACCGTGACGGAATTTGAGTCGGACACGAATATAACATTAAAAGGAACCGTCGCCCCTGGTTTGGTGTCGTTTCAATTAGACGCGCCGGATTTTTGGCACGGTTCACACCGTAAGGTAGAAAGCGAGCGAGCGAGAAAAAAAGACGTCACGCGGCCGGTTGTTTATTTGCCAAATACAAGAACAACCCAACCGGGAGAATACGACAGCGATATAGCTTACACCGCAAGTGTTCGCCCTATCTTTTTATTGAACTATCTAAAAAAATTCGATACAACCGAATTACAACAATCGAAAGTCATTGACCCGGCTCATCAAATGGCCGATTTATTTTATTCGATCATTGAAAACGACGACCGATTTAACGACCCGGAAAATTTACGCCGACTCGAATGGATGAATTTTGGCGATTCGACAACGTGGGGAAATGACGAGTTAATTTTCGACCAACCGTTATCCGGTGTTGAGTTGCAATTGGATTTGGACGTTTTAATTTATTCGTTTTGTGAATGTGAGGACCAAGGGGAGCCGGAAATTTGTCCAGATGTTACAACCACGTTCAACGGAACCGCAACGGGTGTTAATACGGCGGCCGGTCAAAATATCTCAATCGAAGTTGTTGACGATATGGACACGCCAACGGGAACACTCACAACGAACACGGCCAACACGAAAAAAATTGTTGTTACTGGAGGAGGTCCGGCCGCTCCGGTTGGAATTGAATTAAACGGTGTAACGCCGTTAACAGATGCGGCGAGCGGAACAACAAGAAATTTTGATTTTTTCGACGAGGAGGACAATGTTATCACGCCGACAGTTGACACCGACACGGCCACAAATACGGGTTTACTATTTTCGGACGTTCCAATGAGTTTCAACGGGTCCGCGACGGCCGGGGCGCTTGTTGGCGGTTCTAAATCCATAACAGTACAAGACACCGACGGAACGCAAGTCGGGACCGTAATAAACGACGAGCAAGCGAATTTGACGGTTGAGGTTAACAAGGCCGTTTCGGATATTATATATGTAAGGGATTTGTGGCAAGCGGGCGACCAAGAAACAACAACCGTCGGGGGCCTTGGATGGTACAAAGCAAACACAACGTTTTTTAATGATAACCAACCCGATTCGGGGCTTGCGGTAAAGTTAGACCCGAACAACTCGGATTTGTTATTAACGGAGAATGAATTTGGAAATTTTAACAGAGTAACAAACGATCGCGGCGGTTCTAATTATGCGGACGTTGGCGGCGGTTTGACTTCGGACGGAGCAACGGCGAACGTTGCATTAGACAATTTTACGGGGATGTTGTTTTATTTGGAATCTTTGCACGCCGGGACGCAAAGTTGGAACGATTCGGTGACAACCGCACAAGCGCACACGGTTACACGTTATGACGGTTCAACTTATAATCAATGGGCCATGTTGCCGCCTAAGTTGGTCCAACACATTTTAACGGGTTCGGGACAAAGTTCGAACATTTTTAGTTCAATTCACAACTGGGCGGATCAATTTCATTGGATTATGGGGTTGAGTGTTGGGGGAGCGTCTTGTTATTTTTGGCGTGAAAATCAACCGTGGAACGCCACGAACTTATTCAATTCATTTAGCCGTACAAGTGTCAACTCAGGCATTGATTTAATTGTTTGTTCGAGAAAAGAGGATTTTTTTTAAATTTGAATTATGAAAAAATTTTATTTATTATTTGTTTGTTTGTTTTCTTTGATCGGATATTCTCAAACCGTTGTTAATTTAGTTAGACAGTCAGACGGCGCAATCATTGGAACCGCCACACTAGACGACAACTTTTGCACTCAATCCGACACGACAACAACCGAAACAGACACGACAACAACCGAAAACGGTTTGTGTTTGTATTTTGAAGGCGTGCCAAATCAATGTATTTTGGTCGATTATTCATTCTCCGGACCTTTTGATTTTTCCGTAAAGACACAAGGCGTTTTGGACGTCGGTGGTTGGATTGGTTTGGCCGGTATAAATTCGGCAAATCGTTTTTTATTGTCTAATTCAAACCAACGATTTTGGGCGAATATTGGCTCCGGTACATTATCAAAACGAAACACTTTGATTTTTGATTCTGGGTTGATTCTCGAAACTCGCATTTATAGAGACAATTCAAACGACATTTACATACAATTCAATGGGGGAACACCTTTCTATTGTTTTAGTAGTCCAAACACGTTCACCGCCTCTACTCTTTTTAGGGCTTATGACAAATATTTTAAGGGTTACGTAATGGAATATACAATCAACGGTGAGTTATTCGATTTAAGCGAGCAAGGTGGCGACATTTTAACCGGTTCGAATGGAACCGTTCACCATATACAAACCAACGTTAGTTTGGACTCAATGTGGAAAAATGCACCAATTCAACAAGCGAGCGCACAAGTTATAAACGAAGGCGTGGGAGGTGACGACGTGGACGATCTTTTGGCGCGAACCAATACAATAAGCGCGCACGAACCGGAAATGATTTTTGTTTGGGTCGGTACAAATGACGCATTGAACGAAATTGGAAACCAAATTAAACCGGTTGAGCAATATCAAGACAGTTTGGACGTATTGATAACAAAGCTAAAAACACAAAACCCAGGTGCAGAAATAGCAATTTTAACGGTCCCGCCTTGTATTGATTCGATTTTAAAATCAAACCATGATTATTCGACGCACTACGGACCAGATTCGACCTTTGATTTAAACGTTGATATTATCCCGACA